TCCGTGAACTGGTCGGATTGCCCTTGGTCAGTGGTTCGCACCCCACCTCCACCGGCGATGGCATCTTGTTGGGTCAAGGCATTGGCGCAAGAGATCCAAGCGCGTTACCCGCAGCGGCGTATCTACATCTACCCAGACGCCAGCGGCGGCAACCGCAGCACTAACGCAAGCCAGACCGATATCCAGATCCTGGAGTCCTACGGCATGTCAAACCAGTCACCGCGGGCAAATCCTCCCGTCCGTGATCGCGTGGCTGCTGTTCAAGCTTTGCTGGAAAACGGCAAGGGCCAAGTCAGGCTCACCATCCACCAGCGCTGCAAGCGACTGATCGAATGCTTAGAGCTGCAGTGTTACACCGACAAGGGCGACCCAGACAAGGATGCCGGCCATGACCACATGAACGATGCGCTCGGCTACTTGGTCTGGCGTGAATTCAACCCATTGCACGCAGGTGCTGGGCGATCTACAGGCATCAGGCTATATTGATTCCGCCAATCATTAACTCTACCCATGCTCAAGGGTGCCGAACTACTCGCCAAGGTCAAAGAACTGGGCAATGCGCCTAAGTCCGAACTGGTGCGCGCTTGCGGCTACGTGATCAAGGATCGCGTGGCATTCACGCAGTTCTATGAAGCGCTGCTGGAAGCCAAAGGCGTTGACCTAGGCAGCAAGACAGCAAAGCGCGGCCGCGGCCTGACATACAAGGCAAAGGTGCAATTCAACGGTAAGCTGCAAATCGGTGATGGCTACCTGCGTGAGATGGGATACGAACCCGGCGCTGAGTTTGACATCAAGATTGGCCGCAATAGCATCACGCTGACTGCTGCCTAAACTGCACCTATGACTGCGGCGCTGTAATGTACACCGGCTTTAACAACTACGACCGGCCGATTGCGCAGCGCCGCGTTACTCGCGTACAGGATGCCAACACTGCGTGGTACGCACAAGAGGCGCATTGGATCCTGATCGAAGACTTGCTGCAAGGCACCTATGGGATGCGCCGCAAACATCGTCGCTACCTGCCGCAGGAGCCGCGCGAGCTGGATGAGTCCTACGACAACCGCTTGGCACGCAGCGTATGCCCGCCGTTTTATCAGCGTCTAGAGCGGATGCTGGCTGGCATGTTAACGCGCAAGCCAGTGCGGCTTGACGACACGGCAGATGTCATCCGCGAGCAGTTGTTTGATGTTGACCTGCAAGGCAACGACCTCAACGTCTGGACCTATGAAACCACCCGCAAGATGGTTCGTTATGGCCACGTTGGTGTATTGGTGGATGCACCTGCTGATGGGGGTAGACCCTACTGGGTGACCTACACACCACGGCAGATCCTTGGTTGGCGCGCTGAGCAGCAGGAAGGCCGGCAGGTGTTGACGCAACTGCGACTAGCCGAGATGGTCACAGTTCCTGATGGTGAGTTCGGCGAGAAGGCAGTGGAGCAGATCCGCGTGCTGACGCCAGGTGAATTCCAGCTGCACCAAAAGCAAGACAACGGCGACTTTAAAATTGTCGACGAGGGCCGCACAAGCCTTTCTGAGATTCCCTTTTCAGTTGCCTATGCGCAGCGCCATGGCTTCATGGAGTCACGTCCGCCGTTGGAAGACATCGCTGAACTGAACCTCAAGGCATATCAGATCCAGAGCGACCTCGATAACCAACTCCACATCAGCGCTGTGCCGATGCTGGCGTTTTATGGCTTCCCGTCTGCAGCAGAGGAGGTCAGCGCTGGACCGGGTGAAGCCATCGCATTTCCCGCTGATGGCCGCGCTGAATACATCGAGCCCGCTGGCCGCAGTTTTGACTATCAGTTTCGTAGGCTTGAGCAGCTTGCACTGCAGATCAATGAGCTAGGTCTGTCGGCAGTGCTGGGCCAGAAGCTATCTGCTGAAACCGCCGAGTCAAAGCGCATTGATCGCAGCCAAGGCGACAGCACGATGATGGTGATTGCGCAAAATGTGCAGGACATGATTGACAACTGCCTGCAGTTTCATGCGCAGTACATCGGCAACAACACATCTCCTGGCAGCAGCTATGTCAACCGCGACTTCCTTGGCACACGCCTTGAGCCGCAGGAGATTCAAGCGCTGCTGCAGCTTTACACCGCAGGCACCATCACGCAGGAAACGCTGCTGCGTGAGCTGGCCGAAGGCGATGTGCTGGGAGACGACTTTAACGTAGACGAAGAGCTTGAGGCTACGGCCAATGCGGGGCTTGATCTACAACCTGCTGGACTGGGTGACCGACCGATTAGTGGACCTGATGATCTGGATGGAACCGAAGAAACCTAGGAGGCAAGAGCTTGATTATCACGTCAGCGCCCTGCCGGAACAGGTCTTAGCCATCGTGCGCATCAGTTGGTACAAGGAAGGCAAACCAGATGAAATTGACGAAACGATCTTGTATGAAGACGGCCAAAACGGTTACAACGCATTCGCTGCATTGGTCACCACTGCATTGAACCGTGGCGCTAATGTCAGCATCCGCAGCGGCTATGCACCGGAAGATCTTGGCATTGAACGATGAGCACCCCAGAATCGCTATACCGCAATGCGATTGATCTAAACCGCTACAGCAATAGCGTTGCGCGGCGTGTGATCAATGCTTACAACGACATCATCATTGATGCCGCCAATCAACTGCGCACCATTGATGAACTGTCGGCACCAGTCAAAGCGGCACGGCTGCGGGCAATTCTTGCGCAGCTGAAGGACAGCCTGGCAACATGGGCAGGCGATGCAACTGAGCTGACAGCATTAGAGCTGCAAGGCATTGCAGAGCTGCAGTCTGAGTTTGTGACCGATCAACTGCGGCGTGCATTGCCAGCAGGTGCACGTGATGCAGTGCGCACCGTTGAGATCAGCCCGCAATTTGCGCAGTCAGTGGTCACCACTGATCCAACGCAGATCAACGTCGTGGCGTTGTCGGATGATCTTTTTGCTGCCGTGCAAGGTGCACCGGCGACGTTCAGCCTTACCGCAGCGCAAGGCGCCACGATCACGCTGCCCAATGGCGAAGTGGTCACCAAAGCATTCCGCGGCATTGCCGTGGATCAGGCTGAGCGGTTTTCGCAGGTGGTCCGGCAAGGGCTGCTGACTGGCGAGCCAACGCCAGCCATTGCCAAGCGGCTGATCGGAAATCTTGAATTTGGCGAAGAAGCTAAGACCGTGAAGCAGCTAGTTGCAGCAGGCGGCCAAGCAACAGCGGTCGCCGACAATCAGATTGTTAGTCTTGTGCGCACAAGCATCAACCAAGTAGCCAATGCAGCTAGTCAACAGGTATATGAAGCCAATCAAGACATCACTAAAAAGTATCGCTATGTGGCAACACTGGATACCCGCACCAGCAGCATTTGCCGTGCACTGGATGGCCGCGAGTTTGAATACGGCAAAGGCCCGACTCCGCCGCAGCACTTCAACTGCCGCAGCACGACAGTGCCGGTGATCGACTACGACGAGCTGGGTTTCACACCACCACCGCCGGCAAAGCGTGCATCAGCAGGTGGTCAGGTGCCGGCAGATCAAACTTACGGGCAGTGGCTAGCAAAGCAAGATCTTGAGACCAAGGCCAAGGCATTAGGCGCCAGCAAGGTGCCGTATTTCAACCGGCTTGCCGATAAATACGGCCCGACTGACGCCATCGCCAAGCTAGTCCGTGATGACGGTTCAGAGCTAACCTTGGATCAGCTTCGTGCACGATATGGACCTGCCTAGCCTGCGGCATTTTCGTAATGAAGGGATCTACTTCATCTCAAGCGATCCCGTAGAAGCCCTGCATGGCGAGGCATGGGTGCCAGCTATTTACACCGACAAGGGCTGGGCAACAGCAGACGGCTCTACACTGTTAACAGGTATTGAGGAATGGCGGGATGCCACTGAAGCGGGGCAAGTCTCAGGCTGCAGTATCAGCCAACATCAAAACCGAGATGAAAAAAGGCAAGCCGCAAAAACAAGCGGTGGCAATCGCGCTCGCAAAAGCCGGCAAGTCACGCAAGGGTAAGAAGTGATGGCCAAGAAGCCCGGGCTATACGCCAACATTGCCGCTAAACGCAAGCGCATTGCGGCCGGCAGCAAGGAGCGCATGGCGCGCAAGGGTGAGGAAGGCAGGCCTACTGCTGCTGCATTCAAGGCGGCGGCTAAGACTGCTAAAAAACGCAAGCGTAAGTGATAGCCTTAGGGCGTAATTAAGCCTGCGGCTTATCCATGTCTGATGAACAACAAACCCAAGAGTCTGCGACTACTGGGGTTGAAGCTGAAGCGTTGCAGCGCAGCGTAGAAGCACTAGAGCGCAAGAATCAAGAGCTGATTGCTGAGCTGCGTGCAGCAAAGAAATCCAAGGCGCCTGATGGGGTCAATGTTGATGAACTGCTGGAGTTCAAGCGCAACTACGAGCAACAGCAGCTTGAATCCCAAGGCAAATACCAAGAGGCACGACAAGCTCTGGAGCAGCAGTTCCGTGAGGCGACGGCTGAAAAGGACCAGCGCATCGCAACACTTGAAGCCCGCGTCCGCGAGCTAGAGCTGGTCACACCAGCGGTCACGGCACTGGCTGACATCGTGCACGATCCTGACCTTGTGCTGAAGACCAAGCTGTCGCCTGATGCAATCCAGCGCGAGCCCGACGGCACCGTGGTTGTTGTGGACGGCTACGAACGCAAACCTGTCGCCGAATGGGCCAAAACACTGCCCGCATGGATGCAAAAGCAACCCAAGCCGCAAGGCAGCGGCGCACCAACCGGCGGCAGCAATGGCGCCATCCCGACTGGCATGAGCAATCCATTCAGCCGCGATACATTCAACCTCACAGAGCAGTCGCGTCTATTTCGTACAGACCGGGACCTATACGAGCGGATGAAAGCTGCAGCTAACCGTTAGTATTTGAGTGTCTGCTCGTGATGGCTGCGCCACATAGAGCCTGGGGCTGCGCCCACATCCGTAAACCCTTTTTGAGGATTAGTCATGGCGACCCTTCGCTCTGACATCATCATCCCCGAGGTATTTACGCCTTACGTCATTGAGCAAACCACTCAGCGTGATGCCTTCTTGGCTTCCGGCGTGGTGCAGCCTCTGGCGGAGCTGAATGCCACCGAGGGCGGTGATTTCATCAACGTTCCCTTTTGGAAAGCCAACCTTTCCGGCGATTTCGAGGTGCTGACCGATAGCACCAGCCTCACCCCTGGCAAGATCCAAGCCGACAAGCAAGTCGGCGTGATCCTGCACCGTGGTCGTGCTTTTGAGTCTCGCGACCTTGCGGCTCTTGCTGCTGGCTCCGATCCCATGGCTGCCATCGGCGCCAAGATCGCTGACTATATCGCTAACCAGCGCCAAAAGGATCTGCTGTCCTGCCTTGGCGGCGTGTTTGGCAGCCTGGGATCTACCTCCAGCTCTGCTGCCTTCTTTGGCCTGACCATTGATGGCGAGTCTGGTGACACCCCGACTACCCTTAGCCCCCGCCACGTTGCCGAAGCCCGCAGCCTGCTGGGCGATCAAGGCGACAAGCTGGCTGCCGTTGCCATGCACTCCAAGGTCTATTACGACCTCGTCGAGCGCAAGGCCATCGACTACGTGACCGAGACAGACGCACGTCTGACCTCTAGCGTCACTGACTTCGTTGGCGGCAGCATTGCCGGTGCCTACGGTCCCGTGAGCGTGCCGACCTACATGGGTCTGCGCGTGATCGTGTCTGACGATGTGCAGACCGATGGCAGCGGTTCGTCGACCGAATACGCTACCTACTTCTTCACTCAAGGCGCTGTTGCCAGCGGTGAGCAGATGGCGATGCAGACCGAAACCGATCGTGACATCCTCGCCAAGAGCGATGCCATGTCGATTGACCTGCACTACTGCTACCACCCTGTTGGCGCTAAGTGGGCGGTGACTACCGCTAACCCCACTCGCGCTCAGCTGGAGACGGTTGCTAACTGGTCGAAGGTGTACGAGCTGAAGAATCTCGGCATCGTGCGCGCTACCAACACCTCTAACTTCGATTGAGGTAACTGATCATGGCATCCATTTTTGAACTCGGTGACATCCCCGGCGGACTTCTGCCGGCTCAGATGAAACTGGCGGCTCCTACTGCAACCGCAACCCTGTCTGCAGCTAACAGCTACAACGTCATCATCCGTGGCGTACCTTCTGCCGCTGCCACTTACACCACTGCTACTGCTGCGGAAATCGTGGCTGCTATTGGCGGTGATTGCGCTATCGGTACTACCTTTATGGTGGTTGTCCTGAACGCTTCGGCTGGCGCTAACACCATCACCGTGGCTGGTGGCACTGACGTGACCGTTAGCGGCGTGGCAACGGTTGCTCAAAATGCCTCCAAGGTCTTCCTTGGTCGCGTGACTGCTGTTGTCTCTGGCTCTGAAGCAATCACCCTTTATGGTCTGGGTTCTACCGCTGCTGCGGTTGCCTGATTTTGGGCCTGTTCGCTTTCCGGCGACTGCGTGAACAGGAGGCTGCCTCTAATGAGGTGGCCTCTCTTTCTATTGCAGAGCCCACACTTAAACTCGAGATGACGGAGCCACCCAACGATGGCAGTAGTAATCAACGCAACCGTAGGG